CAATGGCACACTATCCCAGACGGTCTAATCCTGGCCGCGTGTATTCCCTTAGCAAGCGCAGCGATCTCCGAAGCGTTTAGGACAACGTCCCACCCCGAGCACTCCGCAATCTTGACATTTGCTGACGGAGTGGTCGTCCAAATACTACCGATAGTTGTGTAATTGAACGGGGTGGTCGTACCTGACCCACCGCTAATCGCGTTCGATTGCTGAAGAGCCCCGTCCAAGTACAAAATTATGTTGCCGCTGGTGAAGCCTGGCACGGTTACAGCCGCGTGGTGCCAAACTCCAGTTGATACACTAACGCTGGTAGCGCCAGCGTACTTGACCACCGCGTCCATAAGGAACGTTTCTAAGAAGCACGACGTACCATTCGATGTTAGACGCAAATAAACGCCGTCAAGAGTATTAACCTCTACCTGGCCAAACAGACCGTAGTCCGTGACAGCCGCATCAGCTGACGGGACGGCAGCTAGCTTAAACCAACACGCCAAGGTACACGGTGCGGTAGTAACACCCGCCTCCGAGAACGATCCGATCTCTACAGGATTACCCGTAGCAATTGCCGGGTTGAAATCAAAAGCCACGGACTAGGTATCCGCGTATTGGAAGATCAGATCATGCAGCAGCATATCCGCCGCCATTGTGTCAACCCCACTATCGTCAAAGCGTGAGAAGTAGTACTCAATTGTATCTTGCGCCGCGAAGTTGCCAGCGGTGAGCGAGATGGGGGGCGTCATACGCCTGTGCGCCGCACCTGGAGCCGCATCGGTAACAGACACGCTCTCTTGCAGCGACGATTGATCAAGTGACTCAGTGTTGTCACCACCGATTGCTCGGTATGCGAAGTTCATGCGACAGTTGCCAGAGGTCGCTGTCGCCGTCCATATAGGGACGATTACCGGGGAACTGACGTAGTTATTAGGCACCCAAAACGTCCCGTAGAACCCGTGCTGATTACCAGATGCCGGGTCCTTCAGACGAATGATCGGATGCCTAAAAATATCGTTTGTCGCGGCAAGGTCGTACGGCTCGATCCAGCATCTACCCGACGCATCAATCTGGATCATCCCAAGGACAGAGAAGTTGTACGTTGCCATTAGAGTACTCCTAACCTGCGCGCTGCCGACACACACCACACCCCGAACAGCAACTGCTTCTGAGCAGCATTGAATACACCCGGAGCAACCGTCTCGATATCACCACCAATCGCTGTTGATGTCGAAGCCAAGCGCATCCGATCCTCAACAGCCTGGAGCGCTGCATCAACCTGAGCACGTGTCCAGGTTTGCGTGTCAAGGTTACGGTTCAACGCTGACCGCAACTCCTGCTTCTCCAAGTCTGTCAAGACCGCCATTAGAATCTCCCGCGGGTGTCTCTCCACCCCATTGTGACTGTGTCTATGACTGCACCCGTGCGCGATGACCTGAAGTTTACATTCCCCGACGTATCAGTGCGCATGAAGATCTGAGAAGCGTGCGCGTTGTTACCGTTGAATGATATATTGTTTCCAGCATACAAGTGAGCTTCGTCATCAACAGCGCTCGCCGGTGCGTTAATATCGGGAGCCCAAAACGTCGTGAAGATATCAAATGTACCGATCGCTGTCGCTTGCCTACACACCGTAGCGAAACGCGCCAACACTTGAATGCCGGTAGGCACATTAAGGTTTTGTGTACGTGTCGTCAGCGACGACGCCGCAAACCCATCTGCTCCGATCGTACCCATGATGAAGAAGTCGTCACCTATCTGCACAAACTTTTGCCACGTTGAACTCACTCGGATCGCTGCACCAATGCGACGTTTGAGCGTGTAGTTCGTGGGCAGCACCGGGATCGTCGCACTGCGCGACATCAACACGTCGACGACACCTGTATCGGGGCGCTTGATCAGGTACCAAAAGTACGTAGCATCGGCGATCGTACCAATATCGAGCGCTCCACCACCATTGCCGACACTCCACGAAGACATCGTTTTAGTTAATGGTGCTGGCAACACCATGATATCCGCGTTCGTACTATCAACAGCACACCCGGCAGCAATTATCATCGATGTCGTACCTGAGTTCGACATCGTCAGCCCTGCTAGATAGCCTTTGAAACACCCAAGGATCTGCGCGACAGAAATGCGCTTGTCAGCACCCCCTTGTGTACCGTACGTCTGTTCGGTACCGTCGAGCGTCGAGGCAAGCGCCATTGATAGAACGATTTGGTCAGCCATCAGTAACCCTTGCCTCTGCTATCGATCCAACCCCATGTTGTGATTGACAACACACCAACTGTTCCTGCACCCGTTCGTCGTATCTGTCCCGACGTGTTCGTGCGCAAGATATGCTGACTTGCTTGATTGACACCCGTATTAGCCACCCCAATGTCAAGCCCGATGCTGCTATCAATAGAACCGCCTGCAGGCGCATTTTGATCTAATGCTGTAAACAACATTGCTGCGCCTTCAGTCGGCGTACTTGGTGGGCCATACATGAACGCATTAAAGAGCGCATGCACCTGCACACCGGTCGGAACGGAGAGCGTCGTTGTGACACTGCTCGATGTCGTCGGCGCATTGTTGACATCAGTGATACTATCCTTCCAACGAAACTCGTCACCAAGCTGGGTGAAGTCGACAATGCCACCACTGTATTTGAAAGATCCAATGCGCCGTTTCAACGTGTAGTTAGCAGGCATCGTTGGCGATGTTGCGGACAACGAAAAAAGCACGTCGACAACGCCAGTGTCAGGACGCTTAATCAGGAACACGTGATACCAGTTCGTGCTAATCGAGCCCGTGTCAAGCCCGCTTTGATTGTCACCTACAGCCCACGTACCACTCGTCAACTTATTGAACGAAGCAGTCGTAAGGAACATCGCATCAGACGACGTGCTGTCAACGGCGACACCAACGTCAATACCAAGGGAGGTTATCCCAAGGCGTGACAACGTAAGGCCGTTCAAGAACCCTTTTGCAACACCAAGCAATTGCCCAATCGTCGCTCGACGATCAGCGCTGCCTTGCACCACGTAGACGCTCTCATTGCCGTTCAAGGCTGACGCAAGCGCGAGATTTAGAACCGTCGAGTCAGCCATTGTTAGATACCATTGTCCCTGCCACGTCGATCAACCCAACCCGCCACGTCAAAAGCAAGAGAAATACCAACACTTGATGCACTTTCAATACGATCTATCTGCGCGTTGGTATCAGTCAAAAGGTAAAAACGACCACCTTGAGTACCTGATGGACCGGTTGCGAGCACACCACGCAATGTCGAGAGCGATGTCCCAGCTGAAAGCACTGCGCCTGTCGGGCCAAGCATGCACGCCAAATGATCAGTGCCTACAAAAGTCACCAACACGATCGCTGTAACTCTAATACCAGTCGGTACAATTATAAGGTCAACTGAGCCTTGAGTTGCTGAACTTATACTAGCCGACCCCACGTGGTAGTGAGACTTCAACAAAAACTCGTCACCAAGTTGAGTGAAGAGAGCAATGGCGGAAAAAAGCCTAACGATTGAACCAATGCGCCGCTTCTGTGTGTACCCTGTAGGCATTGTTGGCGTGGTCGGCGATGTCGAAAACAACGCATCAATCACACCCGACGTTGGATTCCTGATCAGGAACACGTGGTATGTATTATCGGCAAGCGTACCCGCGTCACGACCACCCTGCCCTGAACCCGCTACCCACGTTGCATCCAAGCGCTTCGTTAGCGTGCCCGTCAACTCCATCATCCAGGAGTTGGTTTGGTCCATCGCAATACCAGCACCAATATCAATGTCGTTTGTTGGGTCGGTCGCATTGTTCGACAACGTTAACCCGAACAAATAATTCTGCAACAGCGAGCGGATCATGTTCACCGTCATTCGACGGTCAGTGCCCGCTTGCACTGCATACAGGCTCTCAGTTCCATCAAGCCCTGTCGTTGCCGTCAATGCTGCAAGAGTACTGTTTGCCATGTCTTACCCGTGGAAACTGAACAGGATTGGTTTACCTATCACTGGCAACCCTGCCGACGCACCAAGCGCTATCATATGCCGAACGATCAAGTTTGCACCAACGTTCGGTCGATCAACCACGAGATTGACAGCGACCAAGCCAGTACCAACCAACCTGATCGGATCACCCGTCGTCAACAACAACTGCGATACCGCGTCAATGTTGAGCGCAATGTGGGCAGCGATCGTGCTGACAACCGGCGGCTCTTCTGGCGGCGGTTCATCGGGCGGCGGCTGATACACGGTCACCCCGTACTCGCCAACGCCAAACTCCGGCAAGGCAACCGTTAGACCGCGAGCGATCAAACGCTTCTGCGCCGGATCACCAAAGTTCAACAGATACGCGATGTCTTGCCCGTTCTGATCAGCAATCGCCGCAAGCGCGGCGACTTGCTCACTGAGCAACATGATCTGCTGCATTAACGCTGTCACGTGAGCAATGTCAGCAACCTCTCCCGCTTCGAAGATAGCGTTGTCGATCGACAAGGTTGAGTCGTCGCCAAGTTGAAGCGGGTACTTGACGTGAATTGACCTGACACGACCGTACTCGTCGAGTGGATTGCCGAGAAGCGTTTTGCCTGCTGTATCTATGACGATCGTGTCATTGTAGTTCGCGTGGATGCTGTTCGTAACCTTCGAACCATCCTCGTTGTATTTTTCGTCCTCGAGCAACCACGCACGCGGTTGCTCAACTTCGACTAACTCGCCAACACCAATGTCCGGCGCGAACCACGTGATCCCAAGCCCAGGGATAACTTCAGCCGTAAAGATCTGCGACGTGCCAATCGACGGCGACCCAACAGCAAGTGACGGGACACCGATCGAGAACCCCATGATGGGGTTCGTGAACACGATACCACCTGGAGTAAGCCCGACGGCAAACAACGTCGGGTGACTCGTCCCAAGCGATGGCGTGCTAAACGTCGGCGCTTGAACCGTGATGCTAAGCGCGCCTTGCACAATGCCGGTCGCCGGAGTACCGAGCACAGGCGCGCTCGTGCTGAACCCAACAGGGGGCAGCGGCCGCGCTATGATGGGCACGCCAATCGAAGGCGACGCCACAACAAGGTTAGGCGCTGTAAAGGTACCGATAACACCCGCAACGCCAATAACAGGCGAACCAACTGTGATGCCCGTCGGCGTGAACGACACCTCACCCGGCACCGACGATGACATTAACTGAACGTGATTTGTACCACCCGCTGTCTGTAACAGCGTGCCGCTTTGAATGAGCGTTATATAACCAGTGCCAGCATAACCGGGTGCTGGCACGCCAAACGTGGGCGCACTAACAGAGAACCCGACAGGATTGGGTAACTTAACGCCAATCGTGAGCGTTGGTATAACTGGCGACGCTACAACTAAACTAATAGGCGCAAGTTCCAAACCACCTTGCGGTGCACCAAGCGTTGGCGCGCTAAGATCGATCCCAACGGGCGGAACATTGATAATTACCCCCAACGCCCCAGCGCCGATTGTAGGCGGCGACAGCGTGAAGGGTGTAAAGGGCTTAATAAACGCCAGGAGGGCCGGGTTCCCCTCGACTGGGGCGCTAACGGCGAGCGCTGTTGCCGTCAATGTTACGCCGGGAATTACGATCGCTGGCGTAACCGTGTACGTGTTGTAGGCCGACGTGCCCTTGCGGATCTGAAACTCGAGCGAATGCCCACGCGCCGATGCGTTGAGTTGCAGGCCAAATTCGAACTCGGTATACGACGCACCACCAATCGTGTGCGACGCTATGCCACCGCTCGAGTCGTATTTACCAGCAACCGCTGTGCCCGACCCTGCCGACAAACGAAAGTTGCCTGTCGCAATCGAACTATCGTCCGCTGACGCACCGAGCGTCGCATCAACCGCAGACACGTGCGTCTGACTATCGAGCGTAACATACGAACCGCCATCAACAGACACATAAAGGTTGTGTGCCTGTGTGTTCGACGACGTGTTACCTGTGTTGTCGACGCGGAAACGTAGGCGAAACTTATCGCCTACGTTTGGGTTGTAGTTGGTATTCTCAGCCGCCGCCCAAGTGGGCGTTCCAGCGTCAGCCGCGTTTGCATCGGTTCTGAACCGGAATACTGCTTGGACGAGGGTGACGGCCATTGACGCCTCATTGCTGTGCCAACGCCGCCATTACCTCGTCGCTGACGCTTTTCCAATCCCTGAATTTAGGTTGCCGGAATATGCGAACGCTGTCGTACCATATCGTTTTGTTTCCTTTGAGGCCCCAACGGAAGTCAGGGTCCCACGACAACAGCAACCACGTCGGCACGCCAAGCGCACCAGCAAGATGCGCAACGGCGGTATCAACTGTGATCACATGCCCAAGTGCTGTAATCGCTGCCGCTGTCATAGCAAACGAGTCGAACTGACGCGCACTATTGTCGAGGTTGAACACCGGGCCGTACTCACGCACCAAATCGTATAGGTAGCGCTTCGGTATATCACGCGAGTACGGGCGCTCGCTCAGGTACGACCCCTGAATGCACAGCCCAAGCTTCGCACCGTTGAGCGGATCATCAGGTGTCTTGCCGAGCCTGACGTTGCCCCTGCCGCGCCAATTCCTAACCAGCAACTGATCAGCGCGGAGATAACAGTCAGCACGGCGCGCAATCATCTGACGATCAGCCCCGACAGCCCACGGTACGCTCGCGAGCGATAACTGTTGCGTGTAATGGGGCAGCGTACGCCCAACACGAAACAGGCGTCCTCTCGGTACCACATTTGACTGCTCGAATAGTTCGAACAGCTCCGGGCGACATTCGAGGATGGCGTTAGGAGCGCGATCCAACACTTCATTCATGAAGCGCACAAACATGATGTTATCACCGAAGCCTTGTTCGCTCCAGATCAACACAGGCTCGTCCGTCTGCTCCCCCGTCCAGCGCTTGATATGGTCAGGGAATGTACGATCGCCGCCGAACTGACGCTTGTCGGGCAACTGATGACGTGTCTCGTACCCGTCCCACGCTTCTTTGCTGTAGTCGCCGTCCTGCAACCGCATGAGCGACTTCAACGCAATCGTCGGCACGTGCCCAGGCGCGCGATCGAGGTTCTCTTTGATGAGCGCTCGCGCCTGCGCGCGACGCTGCATCAAGTTGCAGTAGTGTGCCGTGATCCAACGCGATTGCAGATCGTCGGGGTTGCGCGTGAAGTATTTTGTAAACCGTTTGATCTCACGCGTGTACATTTCGTCGTCGTCGCGCAAATCGGCGACTTCATCAGCGCGACGTACCTCCCACCCTTCCTTGTCGGGGATAGCAACGGTCATCACCGACACGAGGTTGCCGAAAATGTTGCGCTTGTTCTCGCGGTAGTTGTCGCTGTTGAACATGTAGGGCTTGTGCCACCACATCCTGTACCCATGATCAACCAACCACGCGACCATGTCCTCGCGCTTTTCGTCAATCTCGTTCTCGACGTAGATCACAGGGTCACAGCGCTTGATCGTTTGCTCTGCACCCTTCAACACCTCGAGCTCATGCCCGTCGACATCGATCTTGATCAACCGGCAGCGCTCGAGGTTGAGGCTGTCGATCGTGACGCAAGGGACTGTGAAGTCCCCCTTATTGATCTCGTCCTTGTCGTACGCGTGCATGGCCGACTCGGCCCTGACACTGATCTTCCCATCCTTGTCCGATGCAGCAACGGGATACGTTCGAACGATGTCCGTCAACCCGTTTTGATCAATGTTACGCGTCAACAGTTCGACGTTTGCCGCTGACGCTTCGAACGCGACGACGTGCCCAACAAGTTTGTTGCGCTGCGGTTCCATGTCAGCGGGTAGTACTGAGCCGTACGGCGCGACAATGCGCGCCATCGCAATCGTATGCGCGCCGATGTTGGCGCCCACGTCAATCGCCACGTCCCCCGGTCTGAGGACCGTTTTGAGCACGACGACTTCACCTTCGCTGTACTCCCCGTACTCGCGTAGGCTAAGCCCAACGAGTTCATCATCAGCGAACACGGTAAACTTACCGTGACGCGTGTCGGTGTCGCATGTCGGCATCCCGCTGACATCGCGCCACTCCCCGCCAAGCGTGTCCAGCATTAACCAGCCCTCGGGGAACGCCACAACGTCGGGGTGTAATGCTTGCCCTCATACGAGTATGCAGCGTGACGCTGCCACTTACCCAACACGATCACCCCGCGATCGTCCATCATCTCGATGGTCTCACCTTCGTTGGGCTGTGAGTCACGAAAGTCGTTCCACCCAACAGTCATATTGGGAGCCGAAAGGTTATGCACTGCCATCTGAGCCTCCTATCGAAACGCTGGGCCGCTGACCCACGCGGTGAGAGAGTGTCGAACACCCTTTGTCACCGGCGTGACGCGGTGTAGTTGATACGACGGGAACACGATCACGCTGCCTCGCTCGCGCGGCGCAATCAACACGTCGTTGGCAACACGAAAGATCTGCAACTCTCCTCCTTCGTACTTGTCGCCGTCAGTCAACTGAACGGTTAGCGAAAGTTTACGACTGACCCCCGACGTGTTGCCGAAGTCCTGGTGCCAATCGTAGTGACCTTGATCCGTCGCTTCGTAACGTGCGAGTTGGATCGGTTCGCCCAACCCAACAATGTCGAAACGAAAGTTCACAGCGTTTGCATCTGCCACGAGCGCAGCAAGGCGCTGGTAAACGGGAATGTTTTTGTCGACGAAGTCAAGCCACACAATTTTCGACTTGCGCAACTTGTCCTTCTCAGCACCCGTTCCCCCCTCCTCCTTTGCCTTCAACGCAAATGACTCGAGCGTCGTCAACTCCTCCGCTGTGAACACATCTTTAAAGACAGCGGCAGCAGAAGGCGGGATCGCCTTCGGTATTACTGGCATCATTTGAGCCTCCTACCAGTTATAGCAAACTTATCGCACTTTACATAAGTTCGATAAGGTCACTTACCATACCACCCAGTGCACCCTCGCGTGCCCGGGTGAGCGTGACAATGTTCACGCCAAACAGCGCGACGCTCCGCCTCCTTCTTGATGGCGACTTGCGTCACACCCGACGCTGTGCCTGACGCGATGCCTGTAAAAAGGGCAGGGCCTGACAACAGCGCACCAATGGCAAACGTCGCACACCCATTGAGGGTGAGCAAAGCGAAGCCAAGCACGAACAGTTTTGCTAACATACTCGCACCTCAATGTAGGACGCCGAACAGCCATAGGAGCAGGATGATCGGCAGCGGGATCCCAATGAGCCACAAAAGCAAGCCTTTACCCATGGTTCACCTCTCACACACGTTCATTGAGATTGGATAGATACCGAACTGTGACTTGCTGAAGCAGTCTCCAGTGGTGCAACAGGCCATCACAGAAAAGATGATACCCATCACGGGTGCAGCTAGGATACCCATGTCATTTTCCTTCCCAACAAAGTTGTGGACCTGTCACAGCATAGACAGCCTTGAGCGCTGCCAATGCTTTACCAAAGTTGACGGCCAAAGCAAACAGGTCGAACGTTTGATCGAGGTGCTTCATGATCTCCTCGATGTTCGCTGACCCATCATCCTTGATTGTCTTCGATATCCACGAAGGGATAACCGTCTTGTGATTATCCGATATGGAACGCAACGCGACAAACGGAATGTTGTTTACGTGCGCAAACCGCGCAGCGTAGATTGTTTCATCGTCGATCGCCCCCGCGTTGAATTCTTTGTAGAGTTTTTCACGCTCTTGGGCGTTGCTGGCACCGAGATTCCCGTCGCAGTAGAAACTAGTTTCGTAGGCACGTCCGGAGACGGCGGTGTCGAGGCGGGTACGCCACGCTTGATTGGTGTTGAAACTTTCTTCGGGCGAGCAAATAGAGGTGGCAAGGACCAAGTCTCCTACCTTGAGTGTCGGGTCGAGCGCTCCCGACACGCCGAATGAAATGAGTGCCTTGCATCCGCGAGCAACGACAACATCAAGTCGAGTGCGCGCGTTGCCCCACAGCACCTGCACGTCTCTGCGGTCTTTGATGACCTTTGCTTCGTCCTCTAAACCACATAAGATCGTCAGCATTCGGTTGCTCCCGCATTCCATCGCAACAATGCCAAAGGCCGCAACCTCCGCATTCCGTGCACGGCAGCGGCTGGCCGTTGACAACGACCAGCCTTTCGCCATGACAAGCGCCGCAGATCACGACGACGGAATACGAATGTCGAACGACGCGAGGGTGAACGTGTTGCCCGATGTCACGACCTGCGCGCTCGAGAGCGTGCCGTGGGCGTGCAACGTACCGGAGGCAAACGCTGCCCACCACGACGCAGTACCTGACGTGGTGATCGTGCCGTCGGTAATGGCAACAGAGGACACCTTGCGCCCATTCGGTGAACCAGCGGCGGGGGAACCGAACGCGTTGCCAGCGCCCCAACCTTTGTAACCGAGGAGGCCCGAGGTCGCCGCGATGGCGATCGTGGTCGGCTCCGAAGAGCAGACCGAGACCGACGACGTCTCGGTGTCGAGCACGTTCAGACCAAGGTCAAGAACGCGGTCTTCAAGTGATGCAGCCATTTGTGAACTCCTTGTTCATGGCGTTGATCTTCGCGAGCACACCCGAGTATTTCCGTGTGAACACATCCCAGATGTTCTCTCGACTGCGAATATAAGGCGAAGCTAATACGAGCTTAGTTCGCTCGATCATCTCCTCCTCATTGAGTACCTCGCCAAAGTTGTACAGCGCATGGAAGCCGAAGTGTCGCGAGTCGTGGTATGGTCGCTTCCACTCGAAAGCGAAGTCTGTCGCGACGCGCTCAGGCGCCCATTCGAAACCCTCATTCTCGAGGATCGGTCTGTACTTACGACACAGTAGGTCGTCGTCAAGATCGCTCGTGCACGGTAGTTTATCGCGATGCTTCATGAGGAAGCGGTGCAAGCGTGTCGAGCGCAACGAGAACCCGCCGTTGCCAACATTACGACCATCAGCGTACCACCACGGTGAACCGATGTAGTCGTACTTCAACCAATCATCCTTCCACACGTCAGCGTCGAACACCCAGCTGTCCCATTGGATCTGTAGCTGATGCGACGTGCGAATGAACGGTGTCGGGCCGTACCACGAAAACCTCGACCAACTGACCTTGTTGGGCCAATCGTCGACGGTGTAGATGCGGTCGGCACAATCATCAAAGGTTTCAGGCTTGTCCGTGAACACGAACACCTCACCGAACTTAACCTTTGAAATAGAGTCTTCGATCGCCTTCTTTGCTAGTTGATGCTCTTGCGTCTCGATCATCACCAGCGTCACGTCCGGTAAGTTTAGCAACTCGAGCCTCCATACGTCGAACAGCATTCACCGCAAAGCAAACTTCCTCAGCGATGTCACGACTCTCGCATGTCACGACTACGCGTTTGCTGGCGTCAGCAACTCGGTGTTTGCCGTCGAATGTTCCTTCGACGACATATAGTCCCTCCATTTTCTCGCTCCATCACCTAAGTGCATACGTGTAGTTTGCACTACCATCTCGACACTAATATCCGATATGCATGCCGCGCCTGTGTCGTCGGCATTGGGCACGCACGTTGACTTATCGTTATGCAATCGATGACAAGGCCAACACGCAACGCGCATTGGGTCGGCGTGTAACACGGCGGTGTTGAGCCAATGCTTCGCCACGCTTTCGGGCGGCATGTTCGACAATAGCAGGACTTTCGGCACCTGCTCGAATGCCACTGCCCACATAGGTCCCGTGTCAGGACCAATTACAACGTCGCACTGCTGCAACATCGTCAGCGAGCGACGCAAAGACCAGGACAACGTTTCGTTAGGCGACGTGGCAATGACCAACCCTTGATCGTTACCGTTCTGCTTGACCACCAACTTGGCGATCTCTTTCGCGAACTCGTAGTACGTCGGGTGAGGAGCACACGTAATAACAACCGTCGCGTCTAGCTCGCGGATCAAACGCGCGATAGCAAGCGACGACTGTGGGTAACGGCGATCAACACGACTGCCTGTCAGCACCCACCCAATCACCGGCCCTTTGTATCGAGCGCGCGTCGCTTGTGCGTGCTCGCGCTCTGCTTCGCTTGGGTAAAACAACGGACCGAAGTCGTACGGCACCTGTGCGATGTCATGCACCGCTTCCATGTAGTTGCCAGCAAGGAGCTTACGCCGCACCTCAGGAGGCCACCAAAACCATGTCGCTGACGGTTGCACGCAATGACGCATCTCACACGAATGCGCCAGTCGAATAAACACCTCCGACTGATACGAGCGCTTCTCAAACCACAGTTGCCACTCGATCGCGCCCGCTTCGGAAGCATCGTTCGGCATGTCCTTGTCAGCATCAACAACCGACACCTTATCGATGTGCGGGTTGTGCTGAAATACGACGTGGTTGGGTGTTGCCGTCAACATCTCAACCATGTAGCCCATTCGCTTGAGTGGCCTGCACACGCTCGCAGCCATCAAGTTATCACCGACAGCACCCATACGGGTGACTGTCGCCCATCCTTTCGCCATATGAGCCTCGCTTAGTCGAAGTAGGCTGACCAAGAGTTATCTGACTTGCGGTGATCAACCGGGCAGCGAACCGCCGCCAGCGCTACCTGAGAGGGTGGGTACGGCGACTGAAGCGACTCCGCCCCTACCCTCGTGTTCACACACGTCCGAGCAACATCAAGATAAGCAGAACGATCAGCACAAGGCCGAGCACACCCGAGGGGCCGTAACCCCATCCTCGACTGTATGGGTATGCAGGGACAGCGCCAATCAACAGCAAGATAAGGATAACGAGTAGAATCGTTCCCATTGTCAACTCCACATCTTCCTCACCTCGGGATTCTCTCCTGCCCGATGTGACAGCGCCTCGAGCACGACCCCGAGCGGGATCGGCCAATCACCAAAGTGCCCATCAACGGTTGTGATTAGGCCGTTGCCATCATCACATCCAACCACGATGTAACACGAGGCGAAACCGTTGAGACGGCACAACTCTGTTGCTACGTGCGTCAACTTCTCATTGATCGCAGCCGAACGTGGATCTGGACCTAGGTTACTGTGCATGTGAACTCCTTCGCAGGCAAGCGTAAGCTCGGATGCGTTGTCGCGGCGTCATTCCATACGCTGTCGCGACCTGTTCTGCTACTTGCAGGCCCCACGTGTTGACGGCCTCCCGCACGTCAGCACAACTAGCCGACGCGATCGATCGATGCCCGTATTTGTTACGGAGCCACTGCTCTGACGGTTGCCCGTGACCTGTGGCGATCACCCACGTACTCATAAGCGCGAAGCCGAGCAGGATGGGGAGCAACACACGAAAGACCGCGTCGATTGGATACATGAGAGAAAGCCTCGAATAAAAGGACCCAGCCCCGAAGGGCCAGGCCAAGTTTCGTTTTAGGTCTCCGCCCCACGTTTGGAAGGCTGGAGCGACCAGCCCGAAGCGAAGACCTAGCACCCGCGACATATGTCAGGAGGACGATATGGATCAACTGGTGCTGGAGGTGGTGGGTTAGTGCCAAAAGGGGCGAGAGATGGGCCACCCCGGACCCGCGCCGAGCAAGGCGCTGACAATGATGGCAATGCACACCAACACCACCAATGCGATGTAGAGCTTGACCAGGATGACGGGCACGGTAACGATCAGGTCCAACCCGATCTTGACCAGCACGCCAACGATCAACAACACGACGGCAACGATGGCAGCATTGATCACTGCCATAACCAACGCTGATACCAAGCCCATGTTAGATCTCCTTGTCCTTCTGCGGAGGAAGCTCCGACGAATTGACCTGCACGCACTTAGCCTCAGGCGGAGGATCGATGCTGAATATCGGCGGCAACTTCACCTCACCCGCCTTAACCGACTTGATGAAGTCAGCACGATCCTCTTCGAGGTGCGCCTTACATTCCTGCTCAGTCGTCCACGACATGTCGACGCGCGCAATGTGCCCAGTCATGCCCGGGTGCGTTGTCGACGTGAACAGCAAAACTACGATCCACTTAATCATGGCCTCCTCCATAACCATAGTGTGTAGGGCCACGCGATGACAGCGCCAATGAATAGCGCTGCCGAACGCTTAGCACCCAACTTGCGTACGAACGATTTCTTGGTCACCGTCAGCATGAGGATGACCAGCACCTCACCACCGATCAGATATAGGAGTAAAAGGTTCCACATCATGACGAGTGTATGTTGAACTTGAGAGCGAACAGACCTGTTGGTTGTGTGCCGTAGTAGTACACGAGCTTGCCGCTGTACGACGTCCACGCACGATCCTTCGACTTATCTTCAAACGCGTACAGACGCGCCTTCTGATAACCCGTTTCGGGCTTGCCATCAGGCCCAGTGAAGTCATTACGCTGGATCGCAAACGGGTTCATGTGCCCCTCGTCAACGATCACGGTGTAGTTTTTGTCGGCGCACCCAAGCACGAACAAGTTCGCGTTCTGAAACGGGTTGCGCAAAGCCCAGTCACGAGCGCGCGTCGCTTCGTCCTTACCCGGTTCAAACCAGGGCGCTTCGCTCAGTTGCTGTTCGTAATCGTTACGCCACCACCACCCAAAGTTTTTCTTCAAGTCAGGCGGGCATGGTTGACGTCCCGTCACGCGCGCCCACTTACACCCCTCCGGATTCAATGATGGCGTACCATCGGGCAACCAAAACTCCCAACGTTCATTTGCACACCACGGAGCCAAGCCCATATCGGCACCTCATATGAACAAGTAAACGAGCACAGGAATTACAAGTGATGCAACGATCACCATAGTGAGCGTTGTAACCCTGTACCGCTCGGGTAGGAAGCTCCACACCACGAACACCTTGCCAATGAAAATAACAAGGATCGACAATGGGAACCAAAACACAGTGGACATATACATGAGGTAATCCTCACCCCATGGGAGTAGCGCGTACGATATCCACTCGACGCCAGCACGCAAGAAATGACCAAAGATCATTACCCAAAACGCGACGGCAAACCACACGTCACTACGTTGTTTGAGTGTCCACCGATCAGCGTTACGCAAGATGTAGTAAGCGAGGATATACAGCATCGCCGCCGCTGACACGGCCCACATGCCATACGTCAACTCACGAACTGCCAACATTCGCTCAGAAAACCACAACAACATATGTTTAGTTCCTTCGAACCGGGCATGGTACCTTCCTGACGCTGCCGTCAGGATATTTTACCTCACACAATTGTTGGTTTTGTTTTGCCCGCTCGCGACGTTCAGCACACGGATCCCACCACAGGAATGGGCACGTACCATTTTCGATTTGTGGTGCTGTGCGTGCTTCTGCTGCTGCTTCCGCTGCCAGCACAGCAAACGAAACAAGCAATAACAAAAGCACAGCGGTCAACGCGCTGTATGATGATCGTTTGAATGTCCGTGCCATGATTCTTCCATCCGCATGCGCTCTACGATCGAGCGCAAATTATCTACTCTTGCTTTGATGCGCTTCGTGTCATCACTGATCTCAATGCTCTTCTCGTGCAAATCCTCAACCACATCTACCATATGCCGCTGCCGGGCTTCCATTCGGCGCAACACCTGCATCACCCATAGGCATGGTAGCTTCATTGTGATCGACCGTGTTAGTGTTTAAGTAAAGTAAGGAACACGGCCCCGAGCGCGACAACGAGACCGGCTAATGCACCCCACATCCCTGATTTGATTTGGAGCATGGCGATGTCGACTTTAATAGCCGGCAAATCAGTGTTCTTGATCGACTCGATCTTCGTGTTCAAGCCCTCAATGTCCTTGATCACTCGGTCGATGTTCGACAACAGAAGACGCTTGTACTCACGCCACTCTGAACCATTAGCGCCGCGGTTACGATCGTATTCATCATCAGCCACGGCTCAAGCTCCACTCGTAATACGACATGAACCAAAGGAGAATTATCAGCACAAGCATGCCCATCAACCCCCAAAACGAGCGCGATTGGGCAAACTTCAACGACTTGACTTGGTACTGAATGTCCTCCACCGATGTGTTGAGCCTGTCGAAAGCGCTGCGCAACTCAGCTATCTTTTGGTCGTAGGTGTGTTGGGAGTCCATCTTCTCCAACTCTTTACGAACGCTCCTTAACTCCCTTGCGACTTGTGACGATGGGTCATGCATCATCATCTCGTTACCAATCGGTTTAATACGCGAAGCACCTCGAGCAACAGGTTGCGGTTCTTTTGAATGAACCACATAGTGCCGATCGAAGCGACAGCCATTGGCACGTTGATAACCCATACCGCCCACCAAGGGGCTGTCGGCATGATGATCACGTCGACGATATGGTGGGTACCACACAGTAAGATGAACATGACGAAACCAAACCCAACGATGCGCGCAGCGATCGAACTCAGTTCATTACGCCACAGCCAGATCTCATACGGGATGGCGTAGTAGGCGAGCGCTGTCAGCAGGTTCGTGACTACCCACAGCACGGCACGCACGAAGTCATTCGCATCATGGATGACGTACCACGAATGATCGTTCCATAGGAAGTCAAGCCAATATGCGCTGTGGTGCATCATGATGTGAGTAACCATACGATCAACGCAATCGGAAGAAGCGCAGCCCAAGCAACGAGTAGCACCTCTTCGAGGTGACTATGCATCGCCCTCCTCCTTCAGAGGTGCTGTTGGGTTATCTGCCCACTCCTGCAACTTCTTCGCTGCATCGCTGTCAGCGAACCCTTCCACGATGCGAATGACCCAAAAGTCGCTCGCGTAGGCAGGGTTAGTGATATAGCTCTCGTGCATATAGCAGTCGCCTTTGTCGGCCCAATCAGGGCCCCACGAGTTGCGCACGAGGAAATGGTTGGGCTTCTGCCCATACCCAACAAACAGCATGCAGTGCCCGCCGAGCATGCCCTCCATCCTATTCGGGATTGGCACAACACCATCGGGTGTGACGTGACCAAAGGAATTGTACAGCGTCACGCCAAGGATGATGGGCACACCTTGTGCGAGCACGGTCTTTACTGCTTGCACATTAACCGGGACCGCTTCGTACACGAGCGCCTGATTTAGCAGCGCATCGGTGTAGAGCGTATCGGGTGGCACCTCCGTAAACTTGCTTGGGCCGTCATCATACGGCCATAGATCTTCGTGCGCGATTCCTAACTTGGCAGCACACTTCACAGCGTCGCGTATCTCGAGCCCGCTGTCCTCCGTCAATGACGTGTTTTCGAGCCGTCGAGCATCCGCGTACAATTGGAGCCTACTCAAGGGGACGTCGGGCAGGCCTAGTTTCTTCATGCTGTAGCGCATCGCTTGCACGACGCCATGAGTGACGCAGGTACCGAGGTTCCCCTGGTCCATCACCGGTGGCAGATCCGGGCGTAAATCAACTACAGGAGGCAGCGCTCTTTTGCGCGGCACCTTGAACACCCTGTCTCGAGCGTCAGGCAACTGACGCTTCCAACCAAACCCACGCACACGTCGCGGCGCTAGATCGAACGGCATTTTGCGTTCCTCATTTCCTTTTCAGCACGCGCCAGCGCATCGCGCTCGCGGTTCTTCCACCTGCTATCCCAACCCATCTTATTAGGCTTGCACAACGGGCACGAACGCTTCTTGAGTTTATAACGCTTGCGCATCAGTGGCACCCTGTCGGCATGTTGGCACAGGCAAAAAAGTACAGCAGGCCGAAAAGGAGGCCAAAGGCGACTATGAGCCCAACGAATGCAATCAAGCATCCGCCCTTCAACTTAGACTCTGTTGCATGACGCGCTTCCATGCGCTCAACCATGCGTTCGAGTTCATCTCTGTCCTTCATACCGGCACCATCTTCACTGTGCACTCGACCAACATGATCAACGCAAGCAAAATAGCGAGGCCGGTGGCGAGCAACGCGCCACCGACCAACGCCCGTTTGTAGTCGTCGTTATGCACTGATGGTGTACGAGAACACGTCGCTGACGCTACGGCCCCACGGGTCCGTTGCGTAAACTTTGATGTTGTACACACCAGCGCTGCCCGTTGGCGGGGTGCCCGCGAACGTGCGCGTCGACGGAGTGAACGTCAACCACGTCGGCAGCGCAACGTTCTGCCCCTGCGAGTTCACACGCACGGCGCTATAGGTCAGCGTCGACGCGTGATCGTCAGGATCCCAAAACGAGTTCGCCGCGAACTGATACGGGGTGAGCGCGACCGTCTCCGTGCCAGTCTTGTCAACGAGAGGGGCGTTGACGACAGGCGGCAAGTCGGCGGGGAAGTAGTTGCGATGGAAGCGCGCAATCAACTTCCTGTTGGAGTAGGTGATGATCGACCACGGCAGCAGGCCAATGACGAATGAGGTGACGTGGAACTTCGCCTGATCCTCCGTGAGGTAGCACACGCGCGTACCATTCTCGAGCACCACCGGCTGATTGCCGCAGGTGGGAACAAACGGGTCATAGACGTAGTAGCGAATCTTCTTTTCCACCGGCGGATCGATCACGAGCACGCGTCGCGGCGGGTACGTGTAGATCAGTTCGGGGGAGCGCTTCACCCGTGCAATCAACGTCGACAGCACACCATTCCGGTTAAGGAAAGGCACCGGAGTGGGCGGGAAGAAGTTGATCGCGGGGCGCGGAGGTGCCGCGGTGTAGAACGTCGGCACGCGCAAGCGATACAAGGGTTGAACGTTAAAGATCATGTCATGTACTCCTGTGAGAGTGGGCTATTCGGCCTCGAGCCTCTCTGAAGCCAGTTCCTCTTCGGTCTCTATTCGGTTAATAGCGAAGCGCAAATCCTCGCTCGGGATGTATGCGCAACGGCAGTTCGGGTGCAGTGGAAGGTCTGCTTCGACTTCCTCTATCTCATACGGCCCAGCGTCAGCGTAATCCTCGCAATCCTCGCACACATCATCATCACCCGCCGTCAACACCTCAACAAGGTCTTGATCGTGCACGGCATGATCATGCCTACGTCGAGCGCGCGCGAACTTTTTCGGCAGCGTCTCAGGGATGACTGACACTTGCTTGACACCAACAGCCTTGAACTGCGTCAGCAAGCCCAAGTTATGCTGTTGCACTATGATGTGATGCCCGAGCATGCGCAGGCGCGGCTCGAGCGTTTTCATCGATACAGATACGACGCGACGGTACAGGGTGGGCGGCCGTTCCTGGTTTAATAGTCCCTTTGTCAGTGAACGCGTTGCCTGTTGCACGGTCGCGTCAACTATGCCTTCCAACTCGTTTTTGTAGGTGGCATAGTAAACGTGATCGGGTGAGGCGAGCACCTTGATCTTGGTGATCTTCTCGCCTGCATTCAGGCCATGTTGATAGGCACGATCAACGTGCGGCTTCAACCAATTGGCCTCGGCAACGATGTAGGAGTAGCACGCATTGTTGAACCAATGCGTGAACATGTCTAGCTGCAAACCCGCAGCTGACGGCAACTGACGCGCAAAAAACTGAACCGCCATCATGGGGTGGTGCACACCCACCTTCTGAAACGCTCCCTGCTCCACAAGCATCTCACGCGTAGCGGTCAACAGCGTGCGAACACGACGCTGTGCTTCACCACGGAAGATCTGCCTCAAGCGTGAGGTGTGGGTGGGATCACGTGCCATCATCGCTTCCTGCTATCGTCCCTAGCGCGTTGCTGGTTTGCCTTAACTTCATCCAAGCTCTTCACGATACCATCGACTTGAACTTTCATGGCAGCGGTGTTCATGCCGAAGTCCTTGAACAACGTTTCGAAGCGCTCGCGTTGACGTTCACGCACAGCCGCCTCTTCCTTTTGATTCTTCGCATAGTCCTCGTAGTTTTTGACCAACGTGTTATTGAACTTATTGAACTGCTCCTTCACCTCGATGAACTGACGCGAATGTTCGTTGAGTGTCGCTGTCGTGGTGAAGTAAAAAGCGACCAATGCTGCTACGAGTGCGCCGACGGGGGCAAAAACAGCCTTCACCCACCCCATCCAATCAAACTGTCCTCTCTTACGCGTCACGATTACGCCTCCCACGCCCAACGTGGGCGTGCTATCTTTTGCAACACAAGTTCAATTTCGTAGCACCCAACGGGGTGCTTATCTATCGTTTCGTTGTAGTCGTAGTCACGATCGTTATCGCACAGGTGGCGCACACGATAGCAATTGGGCGCGAGCACCTCCTCAACCGTCGCCAGCAATGACGCTGGTGTGTAGAAACGATAGTGATCGTTGTTCCACTTCGACGGCGGTCGTGCCTTGCGCTCGTACAGGAACTTGTGGGGCACGATGATGATGATGTACCCACCCACCTTCACCACCCTGTACCACTCCATGAGGTTGAGCGCGTACTTCTGCAGGTGTTCAAACACGTGCGACGTGTAAACCGTGTCGACGCTGTTGCTCTCGAACGGTAGGATGATCCCGTTGTAGTTCTCAAGGTAGTGTTCGTTGTGCGCGTCGCTTTCGATACCGAATGCATTCGGCAAAAGTTTACGAATGCCGCACCCGATGTCGAGCACGAGTTCACCGCCGCAGTACTTTTTGATGAACCCACTCCTGTACCTAGCCTCGAATGACTTCGCGCTTTCGCTACGAACGTCGCGCATGCGACTAAGTAGTTCCTCCGCCCTCTCCGCCTCCGCCATTGCCTTCCTCGCTCTCTGTCTGTTGACGCTTGCGCCTACCCCGTCGACGTTTCTTTTTCTTCTGAACCTCAGCGTCAGCAACCTCCGTCACTGTAAACTTCACCCCATTGAGCACGATCACATCACCCACCTTGTAGGGCTCCGAGTCGCTCGCCTTGGGCTTGGGTGCTGGCAGCGCCTTCTGTGCACCCGGTTGACCAACACCACCAGGTGCAATCACAGGCTTGGGTGTAGGCTTCTTCGCCGTCGTCATTGACGCGTTTGCCGACGTGACGGCAGCACCAGCCTTCTTCCCTTCAATTCCCAGCTTCTGCTCAGGAATTGTCTCCTCCACAAAATCATCCTCAGCCTCAGCATCTTGAATTGCTGCCTCCAAGCCGGGGAACCAACCTTCTTCAATAGCACGGTTCTGCACACCCTGCGCAAGCGCTGAGGTTTGTACGAGGCCAGCGTTGACCAAGTTCATCGCTGCCTCTGTGATAGTCTTGATCATGCCTGCCTTGGCGATCTCGTCCATCTGCCACAACGATGACCATTCGTAAAAGATCTCCTCGTCGATTGAACCAAGCGCATCCACCTGCAACACCTGGTCAAGGACCGCCATCGCAGGCGTTAGGTACATCTCTTGATCGCTCTTGATGCGATCGTAGTAGTTGCGCAGGTCACTATCACCTGTCGCGTTCATGCCCTGTGGTGACCTGCCATGCAGGCGCGTAGCAGGGATATCCGCTGCACCGCTGACGATCAGCAAGAACGCCTCGAGCACCTCAGGCATGCCTGAGAAGGTGAGTTGCGTACGCTCCCACTCCTCCTCCGCATCCATCACAACGGCATTGGTCGTTGACTTTGCAGCGTTGAAGAATGCCAAGCGCTCGGTGAACTTATCGCTGTGCTCCTTCGTCTGCATGATCTCCGACAGGCGCGGCACCTTGATGAAGTCAACCTTCGCCTCATGGATGAGGGTGGCGATTGATTGCGATGTCACCGCCGCTGCCTGCACAGCATCGTTAACCACTTGCAGCACTGAGTCACCCCAACCCTCGTCTGTGTTGGCAATGCTCGGAGCCATGTTGCCGCAGAAACGCACGACGCGCGATGGGTGTACGCGTACAGACTGCTGCAAGTTATTGTTTTGTCCCGACGTACGGACCTGATAAAACCGCGGCAACCCAAACCATGGGGACGAGATGTCGGTCTCTGTGCCGTCAAGCCCACTCAGGTCATGTCGTGTGACGACGTGCAAGTATTGTAAACCACCCTCACCGATGCGCTCGGGGTTCAATTCCTTTGCTGGGTCGTTCTCACGTGTACCAATGACGATGCCCGCTCCCCCGTACAGGCGTGCCTTGAGCAACGCATCCCGCACCTTCATTTGCACGAGGTGCTTAGTCTCGCACGCCTCCAACTTTTCGATCTGATCGTTCTCCGCTTGCCACTCACGCCACTGCCGCGTCATGTCCATTGCAGGGATCGTGACGATCTTACGCGCTATCCAGTCGTTAGCGAAAGCCGCTTCGAGCTGGTCGATTGTCATGATGTTGCGAACGTAGGTGTTGTAACGATTCTTATCGTTAGCCAACATCATCCCCGTCATGAAGTTTGACAAGGTATCGAACCAACCTTTAACTGCTGTCGTGACGGCCATTGGTTTGGTGCTCTCTTACGGGCGTGCTTCACTCAGTTGCGATGGTGCTCTCTTAAGATTTGGTTCACTTCTCCTGAATGGTACTCTCATTTACAATGGTTCACTTCCGCTTACTGGTTCTCTCACGCTTTATGGTTCACTCACTACCACTGGTACGCTCGGGGAATTTGGTTCACTCATTCCACTTGCCGTCCTCTGTCCCCGCACCACACTGCTGACAAACCCATTCTTCGGGCACTACGTCTTCAACGCGCGGGGGATGTACCGGTTCAACTTCGCTGTTGCAGAACGGGCAGCGCTCACAGAAACCTTCGATCATTCCCTTCACTCACTCTAAAGATATGGTGCGCTCTACCTATTTGGTTCACTCTGAAGGATATGGCACTCTCTCTTATTCTGGTTCGCTCGCGCATGCTCAGGTGCTCTCACGGTCTCTGGCTAGCGAACCCAACTCATGGTCGTGTCGTATGTACTGCCGAGGGTTAGTTTATTAAACGCACCGCTCGACGCATCTACCTGATCCTTGTGCTTACCTGCAGGGAATGACTCGAGCTCGTCGAAGTACGCCCGTACCCAATCGCCTGCCTTCACCGACACGTTGCCATTCTGCACTTGTGCTGAATACGGTTCAGCACGTACCTCCTTCGTCCCCGTAACTTTGTCAGCGAACACACGAAAACCAGCGAGGTTGCGTATCGTGCTCTCCGCCGACTCCTTGCCACCTGACCCAGGCTCCTGCTCGACGTACACCTCGAGCGATCCCTGACACAAGTGACGATCGTTCGTCACTTGCTGTTTGATGCGCTTCTCCCTTTCGAGCGCGCCCCATTGTCCTCGTGACACGTCTTCAACTACGAATGTGCCGTCCTTCATCTTGTGCATCAGCACCATCGCAGTGTACGCGCCATCCTCCTTCGTCGCTGCCTTGTCTATGTACCTACACGAGCGCAGCACGTTCGCACGATCAACCGATTGGATGATGTTGATACGATCGACAGGGAATATACCACCACCTTTGATGATGGGGTTTTGCTGATACTCCGCTGACCATGACGCTTCGCTATGCACAGCGCGACGTTCCATCAGGAAGTCAAGCGGCTTGTGCTCAGGGAAGAGCTCCTCACCTACCTCCCTGTACCCTTCTTTAACCGACCAGTCACCCTCCTCAGCAATGGCAGGGTACTTCAACACCTTCGTCTTAGGGAAATACTCCAACCACCTGCCTACGGGATCATCGAGGTGCCAGCGAGTCATGATGATGATCATGCCCGCCTCTTTGCTGAAACGAGCGAAGAAGTCAGCGACAAACCAATTCCATGTCTTGTCGCGTATCGTTGGGCTCTGCGCCTCAGCGTAACCTTTGATCGGGTCGTCGATCACGCCTAAGTCAAGGCCCATGCCCGTGATCGCACCATTGATCGTGGTGTTGCGAAACGAGCCCTTCTTGCCCATGACTTCGAACACGCCGGTGTTGCGTCGAGCGCCCACCATATCGCGGTCACCAATGTCACGAATGCGCGTACGCCCAAACGTACCTTGATATGCTGGCGACAACATCATGCGTTGCAGGTACAGGTTAGCAGCGGTACCCAGTTCATCGCTATACGACGTGAAGATAACGCGGAAGTCAGGATTCTTACCCAACACCCAAGCGATGAAGTCGCGCACCTGCTCACTCTTGCCGTGCTGCGGTGGTGCCTGAATGACAAGTTTAGGACGCTTGCCATTGCACAGGTCTATATAGAACTGCTGCAGGTGGAATGCCAAGTCCTCCTGCCACCACCCACGCAACATGTCAGGATGAACTAAACGACGAAAACCCCAAAACGAGCGACGTGCTTCCGCGTAGAAAACCTCAGCATACGCTCGTGCCTGCGGCGCTGTCGTAATGAACTTTGAACCGTCCTCCCCCTTGCGTACCTTGATTAGACGCTTAGGGACATCGGTAGAAGTTGCCGTCATACCCACGGTAGAGCCCCGTCTGAATGTTCCACGAGCGAAAGCGTCGAGCGCAATACGCGATCTGATCACCCGACAATTGAGGCGCTGCCTGCACCTGAACCTCCGGCGGATACGGTTGCGTAACGACAGGCTGTTGCACGATCACGGGTTGCTGGACCACCACAGGCTGTGGTGGGCGATAGTACGGCTGCGGATAATAGTAAGGCCGCTGTCGTTGCTGTATCGCACCTGAAATCACGCCACCTACCACTCCCCCAAGCGCTCCCCCGGCAAACCCACCCCAAAAGGCGTCGGCACGTGCTTGCGTAGTGGCACACACGAGCGCGAGCACAATCAGGAATAACCTTTTCATTTGCATCTCCTTCACCCGTGCCTCCGCACGTAATGCCTGAACTCACGACTCACGTCCAGCCCTGATCGGTACACTGCATGCCGCAAATGATGTGACAACGAATGCCATAGGTCTTCGTTGCTCGGGTCTTTGCGCAACGCTTCGAAGTCCTCGAACGCGTGGTGCGCGTGCCTATGCAGGTGCTGTGAATTATCGTCCGTTAGCATTAGAGCCTCTTTAGAAAAAGGATCGGGCCCACTTTGTCCATGAGCCCGACCAAGTCTACCTGACACACACTCAACGCAACGTTACGCTACAACCTCGACGCGACGTTGCTCGCTCGCCTCTGCATCGTTCGTCGGCGCGGCGGGCAGCTGCAGCACGGTGGCAGTCTGACCCTCGGTGACGTACGTCAACAGCGACGTTACACCATTCGGGAACTCAAGCGAGTCATGGTGCATGTGGATATGCTCCTTATTGACTTGCCTGAAAATCGCCGTTTTGTGTCCCGAGTCGGCGTCGGTGTGGAACAGTTCGATGTTGCTGTCGAATGCCAGCTCCGTACCGGGCTTGACGCACACAGCGCAATCAGGATCAGCCGGGTCAGCAAACCCACGAGTGCCCGTTCCGAAGTTGCGAGTGACGAGTTTATCGCCCACGCGAGCATCGCGTGTGCGAACATGCATTAGGCTATAGTCGCACATGACATTTTGTCCTTTCCACTATGATGGGTAGCGCCGGGTCATCTCGGTCGCTAGGCGGGTTGGGCTGGGGAGTCCAGCGAGCAAGTACACCCGGCGCTGGTCGCGCAACGTGAGGAAGCCGGCACCCACATCGCGCGTAACTTCAATCGACTTCGTTAGGGTTGTGCAGGCGTGTTCGCTGCAACAGCGGCAGCAAGCGAGTCTGACGACCCTCTGAGTTGATCGGCTAGCGCCTGCAGCGCTGCCGGGTCTGTTTTGAGCGACTCGATCTGAGCCGCAAGCCCAGTGAGGAGAGTGATAGCAGATTGATCGACCGCCGTGTTGCGCTCGACCTCCGCCTTCAACGAATCCAAGTCTGCCATGATGGCCTCCTTTGTTTGTGTGGCTAGCGTTGTCAGCATATCAAGCTTCTGCCCGATGTCCTGCAATGCGTTAATGAACTTCGGCATGAGCACCGCAAGCGCATTGATCTTCACCTCAATCGAACCAAGGCGCTCGGTGATGCGTTCGTATGCTAAGAGATCCATTTGTATACCACCCACAACAGCGCCATTGCCATACTACCAAACGTCCAACCATATGCGAACCCAGACCACCACGCCCGCCTCACACATGTTGTGAACGTCGACCAAATGGTGCTACTCAATTGATCATCTCCGCATCAACGATGTCTGATATGGTCAGGTCAAGCGAGCCCTTACGCTCTACCTGCGCCATCATCTGAGCGCACAGCATATCAGCATCGTCTTCATCATCCATTGTGATGGTGATGATAACCTGCTTGTCCTTGCTTTCGATGTCGAGCCCAACTGGCGTCATGATCTATTCCTGTTCTACATTAGATGGTGCGTGGTTTAAGCTGTATTGGATTGACAAAGTAATAACCCGCTGCCATCGGATAATCAGGCTTAACACCCAACACAAACGTACCAACGATTTCATCAACCACTACAGGCAAATGCTCAAAGGTTATTGTATCGCCTAACGAAGCACCATGCATCCAAGCCTTGTCACCAACCCGCCACTTCATTTGCTTCCCTCGCTAGGCTTCGGTTTATATTTCCAACCAGGGTTACATTGAAAGCATGGGACAGTGACGGGCTTCATAACCCATGTCTTGCCACCATCCTCCGTGTCGGGAAATACCTTATCGAAATAACCTTTGTCACCACACTTACACGCCATCACGAGCCCTTCCTAATCACTGCGGCACATGCCTTAGCAGCAATGACCGCCGTAGCAGCAATGACCGCCGAATGCTTGGCAAACTCCTTGAACTCCTCTGCCTGCTTATCACAGACCTTAGCGCAGCGTTCACGCTCTGCTAGAACTGCCCGCTTCATGTCCTCGACATAATCAACAAATTCAACCATCACTCGCCCTATCGTTGCCGCTGCACCCGGTCGCACGATGCTCGATCCACCGGTCGGTGGGTTTTGAACCGGCGTAGTTGCCGCAGGTTGATTTGGTTGGTATCTCCTGTTGGAGGGCTGATATCCCTCGGTCAGGGGGTAGCCATCGTATGCCGCTGAGTTCATTCGCCCTTCCTGATCGCGTCAGAAGCCTCCTGTGCACGCCGTCGCACTTCGTCTCCTTAATCAGCCGATCAACACAACAATCAACGGTTTGAGACCCTGTGGCGTCCACTTTGGCAGCAGGGCGACGAACAGCGCGAATGACAATATCACGATTACCACAACGGCTTTGTGGGTCATCACTCGCCCTTCCTGATCTCGTCGCGCAACCAAGCAGCAGTGATCGTTCCTGCTTCGCGTTGTGCTGGCGTCCATTCTTTACCACCAGCGATCTTGAACGCCACCGCAAGCGCATCGCAGACCTTGGCGCAGCGCTCGCGCTCTTCGATGACCGCCTTAAACAACAAACGCGCAAGCCTTGCGAGGTACTCGCGCTCTTTTTCCACCTCGTACTTTTTCATCCAGCTCCTCCCCAATCATCACCAGCCCGCTCCTGCCAACCATCGCGGAAGTACCACAACGCCCAAGCTAGCAATGCCGAAACGACAACAAGTTCGATCATTTCAGTGCCTTTGTTTCGGCCATGGGACGCCATGCCAGCGACGATACAGCGCCCAATAAAGCGCTCGCAGGAAAATCATTTCAACACCACCGGCAGCACAACATGAGACAGCCCGTACTTGGCGTCAACCGTATGCACAATCGGTTCATCATCTGCACACGCCCACTCAGGCCAGTTCTCGTGATAACGACGAAGCGAACGCTCGACACGCGCTCGACGCTCATCCAAAACATTCCTCAAGGACACAACAACGCTCATTTACATACCCTGATCAACGCTTGGATGATCGTATCATAGTGATCACGCGTATCCTGCTGCCCTAAGTAAATCAACCACAGCAACAACGCATTTAGACACACGACAGCGAGCAGAAGCGGTTGTGTACCAAGTATCGCTGCTACTTGGGACGCTAACTTACCGAAGAACCACCCTCCCCCATTACTGGGGACGCGTGCCATGCTCAGTATCCCCACCACCTGCCGTTTATGTACCCGTCGAGCGCCAGCACAGCGATGATAAACGAAACCGCCAGGAACAGCGCCACCCACGCAGTAGTGCTATCTAAAGCACGTCTGCGAGCACGTCTGCTACCTGCACGATCATAGCTGCCACCAGGCTCGCGCCTATTGCGATACCGACGATGGGCCATGGTTGTTTGCACTCCTCTAAGCGCGTGATCTTGTCCATAGCCTCATACTCCTCAGATACCGTTGCCTTCGACGAAACAGACCGCTTGCCCACCCATGATGCACACATGCGATCTGCCATCAGGTGATTCTCGCGGATCTTCCTGATGTGACTCGATGATTGAAGGGTTAACCTTAAACCATTGGTTATAGGTCTGATCATTAGGCGGCCCATCGGGCTTAACCCAATACGTACCGCCTTCCATACGCGTCTCCGCCACTGGGAAGCAATCAACGTTGTTGCAGCACGACGCTTTGCGATGCTGCATACCCTCGAAATTCCCTTTCGGGCGCATCCAATGGGCGTAGAAGTCGTACTTCTTTGCTTCCTCAGGTGACGCTGCTTTATGTGGGTCATGAACTGGTGTAACCGCTGTCGCTGCTATGGCTGCGACAGCGAAGATTGCTGTTGCGATTGCGTGCGGCATAACTGCTCCAGATATTCGGCATATTTCTTATTGAGGACAGCCTTAGCCCTAGGCCGACGAAGTTTGGTGTTACGCTGCCCGTTGCGCATCACCCTTTCTTTTGTTCCTGTCTTGCGTGATGTCCTGCTGCCGAGTTGTTTGCGCAACATGCGGCGGATAGCCTTCTCTGATTTGGGCGTCGCTTCGCAGTTCGTGTCGGCATTCATTGCACGGTTCCATCCATTTCATACCATCGATGATGGCGTAGTAAAATCCACCCTCGCACGTACACATCACTGCGGCGCGCTCAGTTCACGCAGGTGTGCATTGATACCACCCGCCAGCGTACCAACCGTGGTCATAAACCTGGCCTCGACAAAGGCATCGCACGATTGCGTCATCATGAGGTTAAACGGCCCAAGGGGCCCACCCTCACTGCGCACGTCAGTGCGATACAGCACAATGATCTTGCCCATGGCATACCCGTACCCAACCTCCCAGCACGTCCCGCTGTCGGGATCTGAGCCATCCATGCATGCAACGATCGCGTCGCATTGATCAATGCCACCGACATCGCTGTGGAAGATCACGTTCGGATCGATGCTGTCCTGCTCGTGCTCCTGAGGCAGGAAGCAATCATACCCATACGCGCACAACTCACGCTTAAGTTGCAAATTAAACTGCTTCTCAGCGAGCGTGAACAACGGCCCTGCTAGATATAGTTTCATGCTGGCACCAAATACATCACGAGAAGGGTGACCGCGATTATGAAAACCACGACAATGATCATGCCTAAGTTGTCGGCGTTCATTTTGTGACGAACTTCAACAGCACACGAATAGCAGCGAGGCGCTCCTTTTCGGCCTGCACGTCGTCGGGGTGCTTCCACTCCCCCTTCTTCGGGCGTCGCGTAAAAGTTTCCTCCCAATATCGAAGCCACTGAACGAACACCTCCTCAGGGCAATCAACGCTGATTTTAGGCCACTCGTACTTCCACTCGCTCTTACGCTTCTTTCCCATAGCTAACCTCCCACGATAAACCAAACGAACACAACGCCAGCAACTAGGAACGTGTAGCACACGATATGGAACAACCGTTCCATGTTACACCCACGGGAACAACCAAATAGTCAAAGCAACAACAAACACGAACGCGCACGAAACAGCAACAATCAACAACATACCGACACACCAATCATACAAGCACTTTGTATCGAGCCTGCCCTGCGGCGTCATACCACTCACCCCTTGATCCTACTAGCGAACGTGTCTGCCGCAAGTTTCCACACACGAGTATGTGGCATGGTCGTACCAAAACCCTCATCCAACTGCTTGCACTGCTCCTCTGTCAGCGGCTCTTGAACAACCTTGAGGCAGCGCTCGCGCTCGATAGCAACAGCATGCTCTATTTGACTAATCAAATAGTCGCGGTGCTTTACCAGCACCTCCTCGATCTTGCTCTCAACCTCGTTGTCATCAAGTGCCACGACCTAACCCCTCCCTGATCTCACGCGCAATAGCCCGCGCATGACTCAACACACCATAAACTCCTTCGAACCCTTCCGCTATTACGGCACACCGCTCGCGCTCGTTACGCACCGCTTGCTCTTGAGCACGCAAACACGCTGCTATCTCATGATCGCGCTGGTTCATCAGATCAAACCATTGCTTGCGATAATGGTCACGCTCCACACGCAAGCGAGCGCTGTCCACCTGTGGTTCGGGACGACAATACATCATCGACCAACTCGAGGCCGCTTTCGCCCTTTGGTGCCACTGGGTAGGCCAGAACTCATGGTCGTAACCATGTTCACGTCGCTCTTTCCCACAGCGCTTACAAACGAAAAGCTCGCTCATTTGGGCACCCCATGCACAGCCTTCAATCGAGCAAGTAGTTGCGGGTGCGCAGCTTTCAATCGAGCAAGTAGCGGGTCATCGCCCAGCGTGTTGACAGTCAAGCGATAGGTCTCTCCAATCGGCTTACCCCTGTTGCGGTAGAAACCAATGTTGAGGCTGCGACGAGGCCTACCGCGTTGCGTTGACCGAACCTGATTTGGTACCTTGCCAGCATTACGCAACTCTCTGAACAACAGCATGAGAGTGTTTGTGCTGACACCAAACGCACGAGCAATCGCTTCATTCGACTGATCACTGTGCCACAGCGCAATGAGCTCGTCTTCGGGTATGCTGAACTTAGCCCGCGGCATCACCACGCCCCCATGACTTCTTTGATGTCGAACACGTTCGAAACGCCCTTATCCTTACCCTTCTTCTCCCGTTTCTTTGACTTGAACGACTTGCCGTACGCGATGTACTCGAAGCCCGGCCCAAGCCCGGTGTTCCAATTAACCTCCATCACGAGGTTGCCAGCCGCGTCCCTGTACTTGCCGGTGACAGGGGGCCCAAGACGACGCTGCATGAGGTGCAAGCGGTTCTCTTCATGACCACGCCACGCCGCCTCCTGCACGCCAGTACGATCCTTCTCGATTGCTTCGCCAACAAAATAAACCAGGCGCTCGCCTACTTTAAGTGTGTTGAGCTTAGCAATCATCTCCGAGTTCGGAGTCAA